ATGGCAACTCTTAAACTTACAATTTTCAAAGCAAAAGTTTTAAAGGACGGGAGGCATAAAATAAGAATAGCCGTATGTCATAAGAAAGAGACATGTTATATTGTAACACGTTTCATTATTGATAACTTGTCGCAGTTTAAGGATGGACAAGTAACAAAGCGTCCTGATGCTTCAATTATTAATTCCAAGCTAAGAAGCATGATGAATGATCTACAGGATAAATTGGATGAAATAAACCATCAATCACTTTATTCTTGTAAGCAAATTAAAGATATGCTTATATCTGGCTTGGATTCGAAAGGAAAGCATAATATTACTTATCAAAAGGCTTGCAGTGATTTTATAAGTGAACTGAATTCTGAAGGAAGGGAAAGTTATGCTGTATTAATTGAAAGAAGTTGTCGATATTTTACGGAGTTCACTAGGGGAGAAATACCTATGTCAGATATAACTCCAAATATGATTGAAGGATTTTCAAAATACTTGAAAACAAAAAGGAACATAGGGAATACAACAATTGGGATGATGATGTCTCAAATAAAAGCTGTTATTAATAGAAATATAAATTCAGGTTATGTCAGATATGATATACATCCATTTGTGAACAAGAAAATTCCTAAATCTCCAGTTCGCGAAGTTGATATATCTTTGGAAAGCCTTAATATGTTAAGGTGCAGTAATCCAAAAGAGAAAAAATACATTGTTGCAAGGGATGTATTTATGCTTTCTTTTTATTTAGGAGGAATGAATTTAATAGATATAATGAATACTCGTTTTGTTAATGACAAAGTAGATTATGTCAGAATTAAAACGAGGCTTAAAACGGAAGCCGAACAGCATTGCCTACTTCCAATTACCGAACCTGCAAAGATGATAATAAATAGGTGGATAAATAATAAGACAAAAAAACTGGATTTTGGATATAAATTTTCGTATCATAATTTTTCAAGGTATACATGCCGATCTCTTGCTACATTAGCAAAGGATTTGGGAATAAAAGAAAAGGTAGTCTTTTATTCTGCTAGAAAGTCGTTTGCTCAATATGCTTTTGATTTAGGAATCCCCGATAATGTAATAGACTATTGTCTTGCTCATTCAGACAAGGGTAGGGGAATTGTCAGGTATTACACAAAAACTCGGTTTAAGCAAGCTGAAATAGCTATAAATAGGGTTATTGATTATATTAATAATCCTGATAAATACAAGGAATATATTGAAATGAAAGCCGATATAATGATGATGAAAGGGTAGGGGAAGGCAGCTTATTCGGCTGCCTTCTCTATTTCAATTCAACAGGTTTATCCTCCCATGTTAGTTCTCGTCCAAGGATTTTCTTCATTGTACCTTTGGGGAGTTCGATGCATACATCATTATGCGGATCATAGTCCCAACATTCTTCGTCTCTATAGGGTTCTTCGTCTCCTCCTCTTTCACAATAGACTTCACATTCAATAATACGTTCAGTCCCATCTTTGTCAACACATAAATAAGTCATATTATTTTCCTTTCTCTATCTTTTCTCTAAATGTTCTCAACTGGTCTACAGTCGGGTAAAACGTAGGGTTCTCCCAGTTCCTCGAAATCACCGCTATCATCGAATCAAGGTACTTTCCGCAGTCAAGAATCTTTGCGCATTTATCCAGCTGGAATTCCCCGGTCGGGTATCTCTTATTGTTGAGCGTTTCTTTAGCCCAAGTTAGCAACTCGTTTATTGAGTCGTAGTCGTATTTCTTTTCTTCTGCCATAATGTTAGTTTTCGGCAAAGGTATAAAAAATCCCGGCATATTTAATACACCGGGAGGATTCCATTTTAAAGAGGCAGTTATAAATGGAAGGAGCTATTTTTTCTTTGCATCTTTCTGATGATATAAAGGTATGCTTTTTAATCCATCAATGTGTTCATATAGATCATTTTCGATATGTTCACAATGCATAGGATCAAGAACAAAGTCAATTCCCTCACGCCTAGCCAATTTTGCAGCAGGAACGAAATCTGAATCTCCAGAAATAAGAACAATCTTATCCACAAAACCTTTTAAAGATAAAGAAGCGATGTCAACACCAATTTTCATATCAATTCCCTTTTGACGCAATTCATAATACACATCATCTTCCTTAATGTCATCAAGAGAAATTTCTTTCTTTAGTAATTTTCTCATTGTGTTATCATAGAAAATCCATCTTTTACTTTCCTTGATATTACCTAAACGCAAAGCAACTTTTCTTTTTTTCTTAAGCTCGTTTATTAACTCACTTCTACGAAGTGCTTCTTCTGTTTTAGAGTAGTCGACACATTTCTTGGAAATGGGGTTGTGTATCTTTTTGGAGAATGGCACACAATCATAATAAAAAATACGATATAAATAATTATTTTTTCCTACATGAGAATGAGATATAGTATATAAATCATTAGCAATGGTTAATGCTGTCTTTTTGCCAGACTTATTGTACATTGCATTATAGCGTTTTATAAAATACCCACCATCAATTAATATGGCAACTCTTATAGGAGTTTCTGTGTACGATGTATTTGGACGTGTTTTCATAAAATAAAAAAATGGCCTTTGGTTAGGCATGCCCATTATCAAGAGGGGGGACAAACGTAAGCCAAAGGCATAATCATGTGCTGCAAATGTATGAATTTAATTTGTATTTGCAAAAGATAGAAAATAAATTGCAATAAAAAATAGATTATTTTATATGTTTTGCACTCATTAAGCTGCAATATCACCTTTCAATTTAGTACAACGTAAACATTACAATATCAATCGTGCACACAAAGATATAACCCTTGCAATAATCGCAAGAGGAATCAGCCAGTACAACCACCTTTCTAGGCGTTCCATAGCATCACCAGCAGAAGCCGGCAGAAATCCGAGTGATACCGGTCGTCGGCTTCCTCTAGCAATATGTCAAGCTTATCGTTTCTCATTTTCGAGCACTGACTTTATTCGTTCTTCAGTAAAACCAAAACGGGCGGCAAACTTCTTGAAAGCCCGCATCCTGTTATCCGGAATAAGAGCATACATGCTATTAATAGGAGTATCACTCTTTAGTGCTTTTCGAACTTGCTTATTCTTCATAAGGTTGGTGAATTAAGTGTTTAACTTCATTTTTGCAACATTTGCACTCGCACAGTAGTGATTTAGCATATTCCCACGTCTTTTCAATTATATCATCTCCGATATACTGAATTTCCTCACCGTACGGGTCTATCCCAAACGCCTGACAGATATGAGTAGCCATGTGCCCGCACTCATGCCTCCATGACTTGGCAAATTCCTTCGAAGACGAAGTAAGGGCAATAACCATAACCGTTTCCCGTGTCCCGAAGTTGGAGTAAGTAACTCCGGTATTCAGGTTGCCGGAGTTTATGTTATCGTATGCAGTACGGAGCATATCACCGTCGCAGCCGATGGAATGCATATTATTCAGTATCTCTTCTGTATAATATGTATCTACTGCATAATATACCATGCAGCTCCAGCCATACTTGGGTAATGTAAACCGTTGCCTTATCATTTATCAAAGCATTTCGTCCCACTCCACCGGTTCTCCGGCTCTGTTCATCTTGGCATACCACATACACATTGCCATGCCGTCAGGAGCATCCGGATCGTCAATCATATCCTTTATGTATAATGCCATGTGCGCTTCATCCGGCACGGAGGATTTGAATAAATCCGCCTTGCATTGGTTGGCCCAATACACATAATCATATAACACATTGTTTTCAAGCTTTATTCCGTAACGGGTGAGCAATTCGTCAACCTTCTCTTTGGAGATTGGTTCAATACGTTCTTTCTTTCCGGTTGAAGGATTCATCTTCTTCATCAACGATACGGCAAATTCACACATTTTCTTGTTGAAATGCCACCCAAAGTGTGAAAGATACGCTTCCATCTCTTCCGGTCTTCTGTCTCTTATATCCAGCGGTTCTCTTCTCATGATTTAATAAAGTTATAGGGAGTAGAAATAATCCACCCCCTAATTAAACATTAACGATAACGGGAATAGCGTCCTGTACCACGTACGCCACGTCTTTCTCCATAGCCGCCACGGTCGGAACCACCGCCATAACCACCACGTTCGCCCATCTCGTCATAACGCTCGTCGTCATCGTCATAATAACGTTCACGTCTTCCCATGCTTTCACCTCCGGAAAGTTCCTCGATGCACTGCATCAGTTTACCACCGTATTTGAGCATCTTTTCAGCATAGTCGGACATTTTCTCGACTTTGCTTTCTGTGATTTCAATTATCTGCATAATTTATTTACTTTTAGGATTGTTACTACCACTTCCCAAAGCCTTGGCAAGCATATCTTTTATATCGGTAAGGGTGTTTTCAACTCCGGAAACTTTCTGTTCAAGGACACCGATTTTCTCTTCCTGTTCTTTTTCTTTCGCCAGTTGTGGATTCAGCTCCCTTAGCATAACATCACAGGAGGAAATGACCTTCTCATGGTAAGGGACACTTTCTATTACTCCTCGGCTTATTCTCAACATAGATTCCACCTCGGCATTCATTGCTTCCCGGCTTTCCGATACAACAACTCCATTCGCGCCAAAATTGGCTATCGAAAGATTTGCCGGAAGTTGTTTAAAATCAATAGTTTCCTCACCAACCTTAACCGAAACGTCAACAACTGTTTCCATATTTTGGCCATAAGTTTGCCCTGGTACATACTGTCCGTATTTAGGTTGTGGATTACTTACGGAAACAACCTGCCCTACTTTCAATTCAGGGTTTTCCCCTTTTTGAAGGATATAAAATATATTGGATTGTCTTAGACTTTGAAACATAATTTATTAACTCTTTAAGGAGCGGGATTACTCCCACTCCATATTTTACTTTGCCTTTACAGCATTTACGCTTGTCGCTGCCGGTTCGCCATTGCTGGCAGCAGCCGGTGTTGAAGCCGTAAATTCCAGAAAACGTATAACGCCTGTGCGCTTATTAAGATAAGCAAGACGTTCCGTAGTGCCTGTAACATCTGTTCCAGTAACCGGATTGTTGTTGCTGTCTACAACAGGAACCTTTGAAGTACCTGTAGTAGTACCGGCAACTGCCAATGTCGACTGTCCTAAGTTAGGAGCTATAACATTTATAGGTAAAGCTTCTCCACCTGCCGGAACATCTGCATGAACCTTCAACAGGATTATGCTTTCGCACGGAAGTGCATTATAGCAGTGAGGATTAATACCATAATCTACACTTGCATCCGTTAACTGAACAGCGTTCGTTGAAAGTTCGTAGATACCATTAACGTCAACTCTCCTAATTCCTCTTGCGGAACGATTCATTAGGAAAGGGCTTGGAAGCCAGTAAGGATACATTAAGTTAGGATATAACATAATTACCTCCTTTCTTAGCAACCGCAAGTTCCTAATGTAGATACACCGAAGTTTACAGGAACGGAATAGTTTACAGGAACATAGTTACCACTGGCCGGGCAATAAGGCATCGGGAATGTAGGCGGTTGCGCACATTCGATCTTTGCCAGACGGCTACTCAAATCACTCAACGCAGCACCAAGAGGAGCAGTAGCCTGTGCCACAATCTGAGAAGTCATTGCGGAACTCTTGAACGTGCTGTTTTCTTCACGCAAGTGGTCAATCTTGTTCTGCATTTCACGCATTTCAGCCGCACGTTGTCCGGCAAGAATTTGCTGTGTGCTGTCCTTGATGGAGTTTTGCAGATCACAGGTCTGTCTTTGAGTTTCGTATGCAACGGAAGCGAAGCCTCTTTCCTGACCGGTTGCAACACCGTTAATGGCATTCTGCAATGTGTTGGTCTGTTGACAGATTGCCAAGCGGTTTTCGCAACAGCATGATGCAATCTGTTGAGCGATCTGACAGTTACCCTGCTGGATAGCATTAATAATCTGCATTGAACTTTGTCCAACCTGGTTACCAACTTGTTGAACTTGAGACATTACGCCATTGATGGCATTCTGAACCTGACCGATTGAACAATTCAAATTAGTAGCCAGATTGTTAATTGCTTGTCCGTTTCCTTGAATTGCGCTCATAAGTAGCTCCCTTCCTGCATCATTGTTAATTAAGTTAGGGATACCGGCGCCAGCAAATCCACCACCGTTACCGCCATCTCCGTTGTTTCCCCATCCGTTGCGTCCGAAAAGTGGGAACAGGAAGAAGAGGAAGATTATCCACATGAACCATGAACCATCACCGCCAAATCCATTGTTGTTTTTTCCTTGCATAGCAACCAATAAGTTTGGATCAATACCTTTCTGTTGCAATAGTGGGGCAAGCATAGCCATCATTCCACTACCGCCACCATTCCCGCCTGATTCCGGGAAAACGTAAGTTTTTGTTTCACTCATATTAATATACAATTTAATACGGTCGACATTAACCGCATCACAAAAGTATATATTAGATTCAGCCTAAGTCAGCACTCATTTTCAAGCGATTTGCGAATATTTTGCAGATATATTGCAATCATTTTGTTTGTATTTTTACGGCTTTCAAAAGTGGATATAAGATAGCGTATACTGGAAGATGTCTTATGAAGTAGAGCGGCTATCTGTTCAGGATATAGACCGTATTCAGTAAGGAAGAATACTACGATAGAGCGGGCATCGACAACCTCGGTCACTTTGCTTGATGAAAGGATTAGTTCAGTAGAAACTTCTGTTTCTTTTCCTACAAGGTTCAATATTTCGGCAAAAATCTCTGACTTACACATGGTAATTAATTTTTTTGTTGTACTTTTGCCCTTGCCAATCAGTACATATACCAAAAGAACAAAAGCATACTTCGGAATGTTAAGGATATTATACCCCCTGACACAACCGATGTATGCTTTGGTGTATTAAAGTATTGATTGGCGTCAACTTTAATGTGTCGGGGGTTCTTTTTACTCTACCCCCAAAAGAGCTACATTTGTTATGATAACCGGCCTTCTACTTTACCGGGTAAACTTAGTGCTTAGTATTAATTAAAGTATCATTTTATCCTCCTTTCCTTTAAAACCTTTTTCCGTAGGAAATTGTTATATAAGTGAAACTTAAACTTTTCATACCGGAAACGGTCTGTGAAGATAGTGCCGGTATTACCATATAAATAAGTTATAACTAACTCCGGCTCCTATGTACCAACCACCCGGATAACTATATCCTGCCTGCAAACCTAATCCCCATCGTTTCTTATTCTGTAAAGGTGGAAAAGTAATAATTTTATTGTCTCTGTATATTTCCATAGAATCAAGGTTGGGATTATACCCACTGACTACCGCCCGGTAATCATCGGTCTTATACTCCTTACTTGTAATCGGTATTAGTACCGGAATTGAATCACCTTCTACGGTTCTATCAGTGGTAGTATCTATCAGGATCGGTAGATATACCGTATCGGTACGTTTTAGAGTTTCCCTTACCGGTTTGGGTATTGTGTCTCTTACTGTGTCCCGGATACGTACAGTATCTCCTTTAATGTTGTACACCGTTGACGGTTCGTGCGGATTACACTGCATCCACACGATCACGCCAAGCAACAGGCAGACTAGCATCCAAGGGAGGGACTTCATAGGATACTTTCGTTCGAGGTCCATTCCGGACTAGACAACAAAACATTTAAATCCTCGCCTTCATAGGTAGGATAAGGAAAAGACAGTTCTTCCGTTCCGTCATCAGCAATAGTCCTAATCATCTTATGAGGAAATAACGCAGCATAGTGCTGGCATTTCATCAAGGTTTCACTCTCATTTACGCTCTTGCGAGGAACAAGGTTACGCTTGTCTATCTCCTCCTGAGGGACCTCTTGCAAGTCAATTGTTGGGAATACAGTGTATTTCATAATTATATAATAAGTTTAAATTTATGCAAGTTTATTCATATTCTACAAGTGTTCCCGTTATTTGTTTGTCAGTCGTGTTGCCATTATACTTACAGTTAATTGCATATATTGAGCATAACTCATCAACCTTTAATCCTGATGCATTTCCCACCATAACACAAGAATTTATTATCCCTTTCATATCTGTGTGACCACTGGGAGTTGATAAATAGCCAATACCTATTTTATTATCTTTACAAATAGCGGAATACACATTAACTTTCGCTCCGTATGCTGGTGCGATACCACATTTGCCATTTCCTTCAAATACCCCACCATTAATTGTTCCTACGCATCCATCGTGGTGGCTACATCCATCGTCATTATTATACTCGGATATGCAATCATTTAGAATTGTTGTTCCATAACCATGAAAATTAAACCCATCGTATTTATTTTTAGTAGAATAACACTTGTTAAAGACAGCGTTTGTATTAATTACTTCAAATCCCATTAGGTTCACACTATTATTTGCTTGACAATAATTTAGTACTACATTATTACAATCAACAATTTTTAATACACTATTGCCTGCTGTATTAAATATAACCTCTTCAATGTGCAAATTATTGCAATTTGTAAAACTAGCGACATTATTATCTAACTGTGTTCCCCTTATTGTAATTACATCCCTACACGGAACCTCGTGCGAATATTCTTCGTTATTATCATAAGGCATAATTGTGATATTGTCCTTATTGACAATTGCAAATGTTTCATTGTAAACACCACGTTTAACTTTAATATTTGTACCTAAACTTAACGCTTTTGCAAACGATGCAAGTGCCGTTTCGATGGTTAAACCATCGTTGTTATCGTCGCCTTCTGTAGATACAAAAATTGTGCGATTTAAAACTTCATTCAATTGTTTTTGGATCGTTGGTACAACTCCTTTTTTTTCGATAACTGCAATTTGTATTTCTGTTTGCTCATACCTTTTCCCAACACAGAGAAATTTATCGGTTATTTCAATTTCAAAAGAATATCTTCCTTCTACCGCCTTGTTATAACATTCTAATTCATGCGTAATTCCACTATATTGTAATGAAGCTTCGCTTATATTATCATCATTTCGGAACCCGCACAAAATTGCCCATGAGGAAGGCGCCGCACTGCCATGCCAATCAATACTAATTTTGAGTTTTTTACCGATATATTGTTCTACATTGATTGCATTATAATACCATGTAGTAGGGCTACCGCTATAATTTATAAGACTCAAGTACTCACCATAATACTTCCCAGAAATAGGTGCACCTAAATCTATTGTAATTTCTTCCTCAAAACCATAGATTTGTTTTTCCACTTCCTCAAATTTCCCATCAATCGCAGTAGCTAAAGTACCCCACTTTTGTTCGGAGTCTTTTGCTATATCAAATATCTTTTCCATATTATTCGTTTTTAATTAATGTTTCATTGGTTATTAAAGTCTCGTTGTCTAACATTGTCAAGTAGCTGGAGATAACTATGTTGATCTTCTGTGGAGACTTGGTGATCTTTCCGGTTACTTCATAGACACCGTTGTCTCCAGATATGGATATGTCGCTAATGGCGTTAGATGATATATCGACCAGCTTATCAGAGGAATTTGACAATGTTATGGTGATAGTGACCGTACTACCCTCAGCAACGTATTCCCCCGGATTAACCGAGTAGGATATCGAGGAGTAAGGGATGTTGCTCTTCACTATCGGTCTAAACTCCACCATGCCCGGATACAGAGTGCCTAGTTTTCGCTTCTTTAGCTGACGCTCGATTAAGAACTCGGACATACTATAGGGGAAGGACATTAAAAAACGAATAGCTATCTTGCTATATCTTTCATCATTACCTAATCTACCAATCCATAGTTCATCATTATCAGTTGCTGTTCCTATATTTATGCTAATTCCATTGCTGACATATTTGGACTGATAACTGATAAATCTTTTTGTGTCTAAAGGTATCATTTTTGGAGTGCCAAAACTAAAAACTGCATCTTTATAATCAAAGCAAAAAGCTCCTGTAAGATACCTACTCCCCTTTAATGCTACTCCACCATCTGCATTTTCTGCTAATCCATCTATTATCTCTCTATCCGCAACCACCGTATAATCCTTGTAAATCGGCATCCCTGTCACCTTACCGAAGTCATCTACTCCGTCAAGGAGGAGAGCACCTGCGTGGGAGGGAATCTGGGTGATGGTTATTATGTTAGCTTCGTTCTTTACAACTTGAAATCCCGAAGTATTACTAATTTGAGGCTTGGCAGTTCTGAAATCAGACGGTAATGTATAATCTCCGTCTTTAGTTATCGAATAAACATTACTTTGTCCGTTTGAATCATAATATCTATAAATCAACTCTTGACCTTCTAATAAACCTTTAACTTGTATTTTAAAAGAAGGCATATCGGCACTATTGGTCAGTGATGTGTTAGCAAATAATGTCCAACCCGATAAGCCATTATAGCTACTACTAAAAGGAGAAGAAGTTGTTTCTTTACTTCGAGTCCATATTCTTGTATCTGACAGGTCTGTCTCATACTTCCCAATGCCTGAATCCAATTTCCAAGCTAGATTGTTCAACTGAATATCCCTACCATTACCGGAAAAGTCAATCAGCTTATCGCCAAACTCTGCGTGGTTCTCGTTGGTGATTCCCTGCTTCTTGACATCACACAGTATATCAGGTTTAAGAGTTCTATCCAAGTTGAAGTAGGCGATTACTTGGTTGATTTGGTCGGTTGTCAGTCCCTTGTTGGCTATTACTGTCCAGTACCAAGCGACAGAGGAAAAATCACCCGTATTGTTACTGTTATTATATGAATATCCTTGAACGCTAAAATTACCATTAATTATAGTGTCTCTGTTGTCACCATTAGATGTATAATCATTCTTATCACCCAATATATTATTTATAACTAACAAACTTCTTAAATCAGAAGAAGTATATCCATATATTCCAGTCTTGCCATAGTTGTTTACAATATTACGGAAATAACCATTGGCACTTCCTCTTATGTAATTAGTAAAAGATACATTATTAGCTGTATCTTTAACCTGATGAACCATGCTAACTACCGTAATCTCATTGCTTCCTCCCAACATCTCCTGAACCGTCTTGGTGGAAGTAATCAGGTCGTCAATTCCGTCGGTGACAAATGCGCCTTCGAAAGAGGGGATTTGCTCGATGGTAATCTCATTATCGCCTGATATATAGGCAAAACCTATATTGTATGTTTGTCCATCTTCTTTTGCATAGCTTTTCGGAAGAGTGTTTATACCGGAAGTCAATCTTATTTCTGACCTAGCAGTATCATCAGGATTTGCTATATACCAATATATCAATTCGGTAACATTCCCGATGATGTTTACTTTCATTTCCTCAACTTCAATAGCTGCATGATTGCACAGCCTACCATTGAGTGAGATAGAGGCTTTGTTATGTTGTTTTTGGCTTATTCCTATAGTCCAATCAAAAGATTCGAAATCGGCACTATACTTCCCAAACCCACTATTAAGCTTGAAAGCTGCGTTGCTAATCACAAACGGATTGTCAGGGTCTACCAAGTTTTTGATAATAGCCCTGTCCGGATCGTCGTTGCTCTTACCATAACAGATGCACACAGCTTTCAAGGAGGCTAAGACTTCCGGGTCGATGTAAGGACGGTCGGAAGCAGCTCCCGGAACTCCCAACTTAATCGCATTGATGCGGATAGGATCAAGCCCTATCCGGTCAAGCCTAATCGGATTTAATCCTATCGCTCCCATTATTCTTCTGATTCAAAGTATTGAGCCTTGGTTGGCTGCGTTTCACATTCAACCTTGATGTATTGTCCGGGTATAAGACCGACAACGGGACGGGCGAAATTCAGAGTAGTGAAATTTCTAGTCTCTACAACGGAGTATTTTTCTCCATCATAGCTTATATAAACAGCCAGCTTCCCGGATTCTTTAAACTCTAGCTGGAGCCCAATGGTTTCTGAATTTACCTGTATGGGATCGCTTAGGTAACGTTTTTCTGCGATCTGGCTAAATGTAATATCTGTTGATTTCATGATTGTTCCTCCTATAAATTATAATTTTAAAACCTGTTTTTTCACATTGCAGCTATCATAGCTAACGTGAACCCATGAGAAGTTCTTCTCATCTATCAGCTGCGTAAAAGGAAGTTCAAGTTCTTGTACGAGATTGAATAGCCTTTTGTTTTCCGATTTTGTATTCGGAGTGCCAACTATATCGGCTGCCATTCCTTTCATGTGTTCGCTGGTCTTACTTCCTCCTACAGCCTTGTTTAATGCTTCGCAACGGTATCCGCTCGTTACAGTGATAGGTTTGCCATAGGCTTCTCGGAGAGGATCAAGAACGTTGTCTATTAAGCCATTCACATTACATATCAATGCTTTCGGCAGACGGTTGTCGATACCACGCCTATCTGCCGTTTCGCTCTTTACCATTTCGGCTACAGTGAAATACTTTCCCATATATCTTTCCTCCTATAATATCAATGTTAATACTCCCAACGCCAGACCCACGCAATCACAGATGATGTCTTTAATTGAAAACTCTGTTTTCTTGCAGTACTTGTCGTATACTTCCTTCAGAACGAAGATTACGACGGTTATAATGATTGCCAACCACAGTGGCGTATATTTCGATAACCACATTACCAAGTTCTGACAGACTATAATGTGAGCCATTCCGTCTATTCCGATCTTGGATAGAAGCTTGCTGGCTAATGCGCTGATTTTATTTATCATACTATTAGTTTTAAATCTTTCAAAGTATCATTAATCCTATGAATGCCTGCATCGTAATACTCTTTATCAATTTCAAAACCAATAAACTTTCGATTGGTATTAATACAAGCCACAGCAGTAGAACAACTTCCAGAGAACGGATCTAATACGACATCACCTGGTTGCGTGACTAATGCTAATAGCCGTTCAATCAACCTAACCGGCTTCTGGGTAGGATGAATAGCGCTGTAATGGTCACGCGCTTGTTTGATTATCGATTTTTCGCTCGTGCCGGCTTCTATTGACGACATGACATTACACGCTCTGTCTCCTATCATCATATCACCATGAAGGTTATTTTTATTGGATTTTTCATTTTTGTATAAATCAGTCCTTATTATTGATCTCTCTGTACATCCATTTGTCATAGCCCTAGATACAGCAGCGCATCGATCTTCTCCCATGAACCCAGTTTGAGCAGTTGCATGATATCCATGCTTTTTGTTTTCTTTATAAGAAGCTGTATTGTTGATAAGAAAATTTTCCACTTCCTTTAAAGATTTAGGATTATGAAGTATAGTCCTCAACCTCTTTATATCCGCTAATATCGAATCTATATCATTACATTTAGCCTCTATATAAGGTACTTTGCATCTATTTATTTTCCCTTTTCCTACACAGTGTATACTAATAGTCTCATGAACCCTCAATAGAGGCAATAGAGGGGATGTTATATATGACTTATTCCATATAACTTCTTCCTTAAAAGAAAAGCCTAATTCGGAAAGAATAGTGTTCCAACGATAAAAGGAAGTGCCTCTCCCGAACAAAACCACAAATCCATTAGGTTTTAAGACACGTGCAAATTCAAGGAATAAGGACTGTTCATCAAACGGACGCTCCAATTTTTGCCCTTTCAAATACAGATATGGTGGGTCAGTTAAGATACAGTCTACACTTGCATCAGGAATACGCTTAATTCCTTCCTGGCAATCTTCGTTATATATTTTATTTATTTGATTCATGTATTTCCTCTTTTTTGATTATATCCTTCACATCTTCCTTATCAACCTTAAACACCTTCTTACCAAACACACCCAAAGCCCCGATAAGATTGATGTTAATCCCCTTTGGCTTCAGTATATTCCCAACTATCGAGCATCCCTCTATGAAGCATACCAATAAACAGGAATACACATCTATAGGATATTCATTGTGACTTGCTACGCTAATCATGCAGACCATGCAGACGAAAGCAAAGTAAGTGACCATCTTTCCCATAGTAGCACGGATCGCACGTGAGAATCTGACCTTTTCACCCATTAGTATACTTTTTCTTACTCCGAATAGGAGATCGCAGAGGATTACAGCACATGAGACAATCAGCCATGGAATCATATTTTGCAATGATTCGGCAACAAATGCAGTGGCTATTGCGGCAAATCCTCCTGTTGTGGTATGTACTATTGCTTCTTTCATGCTATAAAAATTTTAGCCATGCGAAATATCTACTGTTCTCCAGATAGTTACTATCCGTTTCTGCCAACCGGGCTTCTCTTTCGAATGATACCATGCGGTAGGCGTCATGAGAAGAAAAGCAGCCGACTATCACACGAATACTCCACTCTACAACGTACCATAGGTAGAAGACAACAGAAGAGAGAAGCAGCCACCATGCGGAGAAACCAAAGACCAGCATTCCCGCCCAAATAAGAAGACCGGAAGCGATTGTTAGCTCTGTCCATTGCCGGGCATGGACGCATTCATGGTTAATAGTAGACTGGCGGACTGATGATTCAGTCCATTTGGTAAATACCCATGCGAACAGCGTAATCGTAGAATAGCCGGGGAACAGCAGGTGTTTCGCAATCCAGCTTTCGTAAAATACCTTTTTCATATTATTCGTTTTTAAGTTACTAAATCAATTATGCTTGTTGTGATATTGTTATGACAATAGGATTAATATCAGCATACTTAATCAATATTCTCGCTAATCTCGTTGCACCTGTTGCATTTGCCTGTACTGTGAAAATATAAGAGAATTGTGATCCGGTTATGTTATTATTAGTAAATCCAATCCAATCACCACCATTATCCAATATCTCGTATGACACATCAGCTATTTGAGCCTCTGACAGGTTAGAAGGGCAAATTATTGTAACATGCTGTTTCTCATTTGTTATCGGTCTAAAATTTCCTCCTGATAAGCCGATCCACGAGCCGGTGCTTTTTTGCGTAAGAGACATCGCTACTTCGGTAGAGTGTGAATCCACCATCACTATATCGCCAACTCTATCCATATTACTCTCATTGGCATTCACGGTCAAGTATACTTCTGTCATAGTAGCTTCTCCGTCTGTTCCTCCGGCTGATACATCCATTTGCGTAAATGATGCTTGATCTGTCACAACCCAGCTACTATCACAAATGACATAATAGCGCATTTGAGTGTATGATCTCGGGATAGCGCTTTCTTGTAAAATATTAGGCTGCGGTCCTATATAGATTAACGAGCTATATGTTATAACATTGTTATAAGTTCCCATTTGTCCTACCGTAATGAGACTACCTTCCGTTGCTCCTTCTGACAACGCCATAGCAATTAATACAGTACGAGGATCGTTTTCATTACTATAATCCACATCTATCTTAAGATATTTCTTTCCGTCTGATTCCTGAATACTACAACTACACCAAACACCGGATGTAGGAATTGAAGTTATATCATCTATGCCTACGTTAGTATCCAGTTCCAGCAATTGACTGCCTTCGTTGTTCGTATTAAAGAACACGTAGTTGGAAGTCGGACGCACATAAGGAGTGGAATCTACAGCTGATTGCATCACGTTAAATGAGGCTACATTCCCATTAGCGTAAAACGCTACATATCCAGAACGAGATTCACTTGTGTTATTTTCCGAAGCCGACGCCATAACAGTCAGAGTTCCGGCAGGACCTTGATAGTTATCAAGAGAAATCCAATCGGGCTTTTCAGACGCTGACCATTCTGTACTAGAGGTCACTTCTACAGATGCACTACTTCCTTCTCCGTCGAATTCTACGCTATTTGGAGATACCATAATAAAGTCTCCTTCGGCTGTCTGGGTAACAACACAGTTAGCTCCTTCTCCGCCTTCTACCACTGTTACGAAACCTATATCATCCTCTCTGGATTCACTTGTGGTGTTCGGGGAGACTGTTACCGTTATATCAAATTCTCCGGTTCCTCCGCTTTCCTGGGATAAAGTAACCCAGCTTGGATGATAATCAATCTGCCAGTCTGTATTGGCGGATACGTGGATAGTGTAGTTTCCACCTTGACGGATGACAGATAAGGTGTCTTGGTCGATGGAGACGGAAGGAGTTACTATCCCTTCTTGATTTATCACCAAATTAGCCTCCACTTCTGTTTCTGTAAAAAATCGGACTTTAGCTATTCTTTGTTCTTTTGTTGTATTTTCTGCTACATTAAATGTGATAGATTCATTACCTACTCCCTGCGTATTATCATCCGAGCTTACAAACTCCTCCCCTTCTATAATATTAAAAAACCATCTTGTATTAGATTTAATATTAATAATATGTGATGACGCTTCATGCGTTGATTGAATATTGCTTGGAGAAATAACGACATATTCTCCTTTGTCTTTTTGGAAATAAACTATCATATCAACCATCAGACCGCCAACACGCTCGGCTGTATTAGCTCCATCTTTAATTTCGTCTCTGATTTGCTTTGCCCTATCTAATAATCCTTCTGCTTCCATATCATTCTCCAATTATGCGAAACACCGTTCTATTTGCCTTTAATTTCCCTCCACCATTATATAGAGGGAAGTCATTTTTGCAATCATTCAAATACTGCACACACTCTTTTAAATATCTGTCTGCAATACTGAATGTGTCATTATAAGCCATCACTTTCTCTTTTATGTCCGGACGGGATGAATATTCGGATTCTTTATTTACGAATCCAAAACGACTGACATTCCCATCTCCATTTTTTACAATACGAGCATAGGTATAATAAGCTAACGCAGTTTTAAGACCTACAAAAGATCGTTTGATACCGCACTCGCTATCATATTCCCCGCCATTAAGAAGAATATCGTATTTTTCGGGATGTTCCTTTACTTCAAGAAACAATGCATCTCCTAATGCACTCTTGATGTCAATATTTTCAGATTCACGAATGTATGTCTCTATTTTAGAATCATCTAAATGAATAGACATATCACGGGAAAGTTTAGATACCTCCTCCGTTGTTATTAGATACTGTTGCATTTCTCACATATTTAAGAGGTTCAACACTGTAATCATTTGAAGGATTAGCCACTTCATACCAACCGTCAAAAATCTTTTGAAAAGCACGCTCAATCATGCGTTGTTGTTTTGATACGATGGAGTTATAATATTCAAAAGCATCTTCCAAAATATCACCAGAAAAACCTACTTTACCGATACGGATGCAGTACCAAGGTTCCTGACCATACGCTGAATATATTCTTTCTACTACACTTGCATCCGTAACGGAAAACTCTTTATCGTAATTCTTCGATGACAGATCGACAAACTCCGGTTTTTCTTCATCGCTATTTAAGGTTACTTCGAGAAGCTTTCCGGCATTAGTATCTCCCTGTAACTGAATGATTGTGTCGGAAAATCCTGTATCTTCATTTTCATCTTCTATAGGATTACCATTATCATCCAATTTGATAGCAGAAGTCCCCTTTTTTGTGATAATCATACCAGAGGCAAAGAAATTGCAACGAACATTCCTGAATTTTACGTTAGCCAATCCTTCATCGGTACTCATTTCTGTTACAACTCTATCGGCACGTGAACGAGGATAAACATTTTTTCCGCCTCCGGACAACCATAGAATCTGTCCTTTATAATACTCAATACCGCCAGCTGCTTCTATTTGAGCCAAAACCACCTCTTTTCGAGGGTTGAACACATCTATAAAATCAATATTTTCTTTCTTTACTTGAAGAGGTTTACCAGCACGTGTCTTTTTTCCGCTCCAATCCGGATGAACCGCTATTTTTGCAACATACCCGTTAGAATCTTCTTCCAAAAGCCTACAGTTTTCAAAAGGGATATAATTCAATTCACATATTTCTCCAAATATGTTATAATTTACATGCAAAGCCATTCCGTCAAAATCTCCTACGTCAGAGCATACAAGAGCGTGAATATCATCTACGGTATCCCCTCTTCTATTTACTACATATTCCGAAAAGCGAATATCTTTAAAACCATTCCCTTCAATGAAATTAGCATACCTCTCTACACATTCACTTCCTGTAGAGCTGGCAGCAATGATATTACGGAGAGTTTGAGGGTAAAGGTTATCATCTCCAAACCCTTGTATTCCAAACTGACGCAAGTAAGATACATCTACCCGGTTGCTGCTTTTCTTTTTAAGGTCCTTTACCCTCATAATGGATTATTTTTCTTCTGTTTTCTCTGACTTTTCAATATTCTCCTCTTTCTTTTCCTGCTGTTTATCCAGCTTTTCAGCGTCTTTTCTTTTTGCAATTATGTCTTTTGCCTTTGAAAGATGATTGTTCAATTGTTTTTCGGTGATTTTTCGTCCACCAAGCTCATAATTTGCAAGTTCGGCCATCAATGAATCTTCTGAAACTTCACTATCAAGTGCTTCAATAATAATTGCTATAAGTTCATCGCTAATAGATTCTCGTTTCAGTACACGCTTTCTTACTTTATTTTCCCAGTCAGCAGGATAGCCAGCAAAAAACATGATACCTTTTGGATTATCCGACAGATAGTTTTCTGCAACTTCATCGGTAATGTTCTCATTGGTATACATTTCCCCACTTCCAAACTCTTTTTGTAGGACAACACCATTTTTCAATATGTAATTTGATTTTTCCTTCATTTTACCTGTTTTTTTTAGATGTATATACATTTCAATCACAGCATCATGGTAACAGTCATTACAAGATGTTTTAACGAAATTCCTTCCGAAAACGTCTCTGTACATCAATTCAATGTCAAGTTTGTCGGAAGAAGAGAGAACATCACGTTCTCTCAACTCTTCCAACTTACCAACCACTTTTAATAATTCCATGATTTACCCTCCTACAGCAGATGTAAGGGCATCTACAGCCGCTTTAGTTGTTTCGTAGCTTGTTTTATACAGGAACAAAGCGGATTTAGGAACTTTCGTTTCCGTAAGGCTGACAGACCAACCACCATCTGTATCTTCCGAGTATTTATCACTGCTAATTTCTGCAGCTTTCAAGCCTTGATAATAGCCATATACTTGGAATGCAGAATCTCCCGGATTAGTTTCCTTTTGCAAGCATTTAGATTTGTTTTCCAGAACAACGACAAATTCTCCATTTGCTAATCCGTCAATAATATCCCCACATACGTCAGGATCATTAGCCAAAACGACCATATTAACGGTGTTCGTAAATGTATTACGATATGTCCCTGTTGCCAATGCTACATTTGTTCCTGTAAAAGGAGTACCGCCATAAACTACAACTTTATATGCTTTCTTTCCGGATTTCATCGTTAACGTTTCAATAACATTCTTTCGAGTTGAATTGAAAGTAGTTGCGGAGAAATCAACATCAGCCCGATTAGCGATAACGCCTTCCTGTTCTATTCCCGGAACAATAGGATCATCGCACGACGGTGCGATGTCCTTTTTGATTAAATTATCACAAACTCCTGCCATAAATATCTCCTTTCTTAATAAGCAAGTTGGAACAAATTGTCTTCTCCAATCAGACAGCCAAGACGACCAGCTGAATAAGCCTTGGTTACTCTTTCGTCCTGATTGAACCAAACTCCCAAATCAGAAATGATTTGATTTGCAGGAGAACCAACAAACAGTTGTTTCGGAGAACCGTATACAGCACGATGGGGAAGATTTAATTTAGTTCCATTGTTTTGGTATTTTTGAATAAAGCGGTCCCAAATGGAAACTCTATATACCATAACTCCATTATACTCTGTAACATCCAAACCTTTAAAGATTTGTTCCCATGTCAGAATCTCTTTGTATTCACGTTTCAAATCTTTGGTAAGAGCGTCGCCCAAAGACTTCGTACAATAGATGGCGGCACCATCCATAGCAGCAATACGAGGATCAGCGTTTTCAAGCAATGAGTCAAAGATTCCGATTGCAACATTGGCCGTTTTAATCCCGCTCAACTGTGCAGCAGTAGAAGCTTCGCTGTTGGCTGCAATATTCACTCTTTGACCAGTATTAGCCGCACCGATGGCAAATAATTGTTTCCAGAAACCATTGCACGGTTTGAATAGCTCAACATCTACGCCATCTGTAATTTGTCCTGTTGACACGTTTTGAGCTTCTTTATCACCAAACCAAATAAAACGCCAAAACATGCGCTTAATTGCAAGGTCAAGAGCCGGATAAATGATAACGTCCATTATTTCCGTGCTTGTCAAATCTCCAATATCTGTACCAGTCTTTAGCGCATATTCAGCAATAGTATTCATGAAGTCCTCATAACACCATTTCAAAGGAACTGACCATTGTCCAATATCCCATGTCTTTTCCGCTGCCTGTACAGTAACATCTTTATAAGTAGGATTACAGGGAGCACCAGCCCAGCCTACATCTTCCATTTCTCCAGTCCATCCAAGTTTTTGCCCGTTCTGTACATTTTGAACAAACGTAAAGAACTGCTCCAAGGATTCATCAACAAAGTTTGTCAACACTAATAGATCACGCAAGCTTTTTACCGCTCCGTTATCCTTCGTCAAGTTTTTTACTGAATCTAAAATATTCATACCTTACATCTTTTTTGAGTATCTTTTTTTGTTTTTCTCTATCGCTTCTTCCAACTTCCGCTCAACCAAGCTCACCGGTTTTGTTTCTTCACCTTTCTTTGCCTGTGGAGTGTATGAACGGCCTGCAGGCACATAAGAGCCGGTAGCCTTTTTTAACCAAGCTTCTCCGCCTGCTTTTTCTACAGCCGCAATGATACGAGCATCTGTTTCACTCTTTGCACTTGATTTCAGAGAAGCGTTCTCTGCTTCTAGTTCTGCGATACGGTCCTTCAGGGCTTGTGTATCTTCTTCGTTGGAAGAAGGATCCTTAATCTCCGTAATAACTCCATCAACCACGATAACCGTGCGTCCATCTTCTAATACAAATTCACCATCAGGAGAAGCAGGATCGCCAACCTGAATTTCTCCTTCCTCACGTTCTACAGTCAACTCGTCACCGGTTGATGTAGTAATTACCATTCCGACAGCTTCAGGAGTTTCCTTTACTACTCCCAAAGCAACACCAAGCATGTGAAATGCCTGTGCAACTGTCACTTTCTTTTCTTCTTTTGCCATACTTTCAATATTAAGATTACTATTAAGCTCTGGTTTGGATGCAGATGCAGAAGCAGCCGGAACAATAGAAGATACAAATCCCAACTCAATAGCTTTCTCTGCATCGAACCAGCTATCTGTTGCCATCTGCGCCTCTAATACTTCTCTTGATTGTCCTGTGCGATCTACATAGAGATTAAGCATCTTTTCTTTTTCTGCTTCCAGATCGCTCTTCAATTCCTCCAATTTAGCCAAGGTTATATCCCCAACTCTTGCACCGGACGGATAATAAGGAGAATGAATCAACAGCTCGGCATGTTGATATGCGCTTCTCCGTTCAAGTGGTGCAGCAAGTAAAATTACTGTAGCCATAGATGCAGCATTTCCTACAACCTTACATGATATTTCCTTTCCAGAAGCACGTAAAGCGTCATAAATAGCATAAGCTTCTGTGCAGTCTCCACCGCAAGAATGAAGCTCAATATCTATTCTATTATCGTCGTTGGGAATCCAGTCTATAAAGCCCTGTATATCAGGAAAAGAAATTGAGTCGTTACCTGTTAGCCAATATTTTACCTTATCAGCATCAGCAGCAATGTCTTTGTTGATGTATAATTTAGCCATATATCTGTAATTGTTTGTAACAAAGTTACTAAACCAGATACGGCTATAAGAATGTAGGGCTAAAATTACACTGAAGTAATCGTTTCAGTAAAAAAATAAGGTGAGCAAACGCCCACCCTTAAACTATAAATCAACGTTAGAGGAAAGCTTCTCAATAACGTTGTAAACCATCCTTTCCGAGATATTGTATTGATCGGAAAGATATTGCATTATGTAAGTCTTTTTATGCCCTTCTTTAATCATCAGAGTGTACTCCTTGTATAGATCCAGATATTTAATATCGGAAACATTCAAGGATTTATCACACATCACTTTTAAAGCTAATGCATTCATTGATAATAATTCGTATGCTGTCATAAGCTCCCTAAATTTTCAAGTACTTCAACTCGTTTTCCAACTGTGTTTATCTCGGTAACGGAAACCACCGGATTAGGCATCATTTGGACTCCTTTTGCAACTGCTCTAGCAAGCATATCCTCTCCCATGGTCTGGTTACTTGATGCAGTGATGTTTATCGGCACTCCTCCACCCATTTGGTTAAACGATGAAAGAATTGGAGCGAATAACTCCGTAGTTCTTGCTGTCATTACCGATTCTCCGTTGCTTAGTTGTGCCGGTATGCTATCACTCGTTCCGGTTCCCGGTCCGGTAACTAAACCACCGGTTGCAAATTTGGCGGATTTCACAGTTTTAATAGCAGTTGCAATATTAGCTAGGATAGTAGCTACTGTTGTTGCAATAGCTGCAATATTACCGGGGAAAGGCACTGATTGCGCCTGTGCAACACCTGCAGCAATAGCCTTTCCTGTGTTTACTGCTATTTCACCCAAAGCCAATATCTTAGAGAATTTAGCCAGCCCTTCATTACTTTCTCCTAATTGTTCAGTCAGAGATATAAGCCCTCCGGTAATTTGAGCAACCGCCTCATATTTAGCCTGCTCAATGGCAACCTCCTTATCTTTTAAAGCTTTTTGCGCATCAAGATAAGCATTTTCAGCCTCTAATTTACGTAGATTAAAGGCTTCTATTTTTTCTCCCTCCATTTGTTGAAGAGTATCTAACTCGGTTTTCCTTTGCTCAACTTTTACCTTTAGTATTTCTGTTTCATTATTTCGTAAAGTTGCTATTTCTGTTTCAAAACGGATTCTAATAGCCTCCTGTTCTTTACTCAACAAATACGCATTACGCTGATTCACTAAATCATCTAATTGCTTATTATATTTTGCTCGTATAGCAGCTTTCATTTGTTCCGTCAACTCCAGTTCTGAAAGTTCCAACTCACGTTGAGTTACCAAATTCTGCATTTGCAATTGATATTCTTGTTCACTTCCAGATTTTACCGCACCAAGTTGTGTTTCTATCAATCTTTGTCGCTTTTCAATCTCTATTTGATATTGTTCGTTTGATAGTTTTTGCAACTCTCTTTGTTGCTGCTGTTCTTTTAACTTTATGGCCTCTCGAATATTATCTTTAGCTTTTAAAGTTAAATTTTTTTCATCGGTCAATTTCCTCTTTAAATCCTCGATTTCTCTTTCGTAGCTTACTTTTAATTGTTGCCTTTGTCTTTCCGAATTATCTTTTATAAGTGAAAGAAGAATATCCTGCGCTTCCCTATAAGCTTCAATCTCTTTATCTTTGCGTTCTTTGGCTGTTTTAACAGCCTCTTTTGCCTCTGTCTTTTGGGAGTTTATCGCTTCAACTCTTTGGGCGTTTAATTCACGTGTTTTATTATTTAAATCAATAGTCGCTCTTGCTACATCAATTCTTGCTTGGGATAACTTCTCTTCATATTCCGCAGAGTTTAAAGTTCTTTGGCCTACAGTTTCAAGAATCCTAAGGTTCTCTTCTGCTAGTTCTTTTCTTTTTTCCGCATTAGATGTTTCAAGCTTTATTGCTTCATCAAGAAAAGCAATCCTTTCTTTATGTGTATATTTATCTTTTTTAGCAATCTTGTCTCTAAGTTCTGATATTTTCAAGTCATTATCCGCAGCTTGCTCATTAGCTTTCCTTATGTTTACAGAGAGATTATATCTATCTTCTTCTATTTTCATATAATCTTCAACAACTTTTTTAGCCCCAGGAACCAAGCCTGACCATTCATAAAATTTAGCTAATGCCATATTTATAGAATTGGCTATTTTTATATAAGTCTTTGCTATTTTTTCATTAATTCTTGTAAATCCATCAGCTATTGCCGAATTAAGAGACATTGCTTTCTGATACTTATAATTAAGTTCCTCACTTCCTTTTATTGTATTATTTACCGATTCGAATGCAGCTTTTAATGTATATAAAGCCGTTACTAAAGCTGTTATGGTTAATATAACCGGATTTAGCAAAAGAGCCAACATTTGTTTTCCAAAAGCAATGGCTGCTACCCTTCCCGCTTTAAAAGCAGCGGATACCGAATTTATTCCACCAACTAGCCCTGAAATTTTACCCAAAAACCCATTTTGCACCCCAACTAATGACAGGAGTTCATTTTGGAATTTACCACCAGCTTCTGTAGTTGCTTTCAGTTCCTCCCTTATTTCAGCAATATGATTACGCATTTCTTCACCTGCTGCACTCTTTCTTTCTTCCTCTGACATAGCAATATAAGCCTGCATCAATTCATCTAATTGATCTTTTAAAGGAGAGAGAGCTTTTTCAAATGCTTCTTGGTATTTACCAACACTTCGAAAAAAACGTTGTGTCTTTTCTTCTTCTTCTGCTATCTTATCTGTAATAGCATTAATATGTATTTCTAAATCTTGCCCAGCAGCAGAATTGCGTTCCGCTTCAGACATTTCGTCATATTGCCGTGTTAAGTTTGATAATGATGCACGAAGAGCAACAAGGCTGTTTTCTTGTTGCTTTTCTGCCTTTATATTATTTTGTATCTCTTTATTTAAAACTCTAATAGAATCATTGTATTCCTGTGTCGCAATTTTCGTTTCGGTTAGTTTTATATTGTAAGCATCACGACTGATTCTTCCTTTCTCTACGTCTTCCTTTAATGTTTTCTCAACCTGCTTTAAGACATCAAGTTGTTTCCGATATTCTGCAATCTTTCGGATCGCATCATCATATCGAACTTTTATCTCTAATACTTTTTCTACCGCATTTTCTGCCATAGTTATTACAATTTTAAAAGTTTACACTCGCATATATCATTCTCTTTGGTCTTTATCTCTATGATAGCCAGATAACAGCCATATTGAGCCAAATAAACCGGTATATCCATCTCTAAGTCCCGTAATTCGATACTGTTAAGACGGATATACTCGGTCACTACCTTTGCATTATTGATTAGTCCTTTGTACGTCTGATAGTTATTTGCAATTAA